TTTCTAGCGTCAGCCCATATTTAATTAAGTAATTATGGCAAGTCAAAAAGATGTGGCTGAACACCTTGATTTAAGCGTAAAGCGTGTATCAGAGCTAATTAGAGACGGAATCTTGCCATCTAAAAGGGGGAGCTCTCCTTGTAACCTTGACGTATGCAGAATTGCTTACATTAGCTACTTAAGAAAGTTAGGCGGTTATCACAAACGAAGTGGATCTGGTGATATAGCCGAAGAGAAAACTAAACTCACTGCTGCTCAAGCTAGGAAAGCAGAATTGGAAGTAGAAGAGCTAGAAGCAAGGTTAATACCATCGGAAGCAGTGCAAGACACTTGGATTAACTATGTATCTAACGTAAGAGCTAAATTATTAGCAATTCCTTCCAGAATAGCTCACCAAGTCATTACAGCAGAGAAATACAGCGAAGCAGAGCAAATAATCAAAGAACAAGTTTACGAAGCATTAAAGGAGCTATCAGAAAATGGATTACCAGCTAAATATAGCAAAGATTCTGAAACAGACGAATCTAGCTTGGACTCCACCGCCTGATTTAAAAATCTCAGATTGGGCTGATAGTTACAGAAAGCTATCCCCTGAGTCATCGGCTGAAGCTGGGCAGTGGAGAACAGATAGAGCAGAATACCAGAGAGGTATTATGGATTGCTTCAATAATCCTAATATTGAACGAATTGTAGTCATGACTAGTTCGCAAGTAGGTAAAACGGAGATTTTACTAAATGCGATTGGTTACTATATGGACAATGATCCTTCTCCTATGCTTGTAGTACAGCCAACTCTAGCTATGGGGCAGGCTTTTTCTAAAGATAGGCTTGCAGCTATGATTAGAGATACCGATAGGATTAGAGATCTGGTAAAAGATGCAAGAAGCAGAGATAGTGGCAACACCACAATGCATAAACGTTTTGCTGGTGGTCATATTTCTATAGTTGGAAGTAACTCTGCTGCTGGATTAGCTTCAAGACCTATACGTTGTCTGTTTATGGATGAAGTAGACCGATTTGAAGCATCGGCAGGAAGTGAGGGTTCTCCAGTATCTCTAGCTATCGCAAGAACTAAGACTTTCTGGAATAGAAAGATTTTTTTATGCTCTACACCAACTATCAAGGGATTATCAGCAATAGAATCAGCTTTTGAGGAAAGTGATCAACGTTACTACTATGTGCCTTGCCCTGAATGTGATCATGAACAAGTTTTACAATGGAAAAACGTTGTTTGGGAAGAAGACAAGCCAGAAACAGCCACTTATGCTTGCGAAGAGTGCGGATCTATCATTGAAGAGCACAAAAAGCAGTGGATGATCAAACACGGTCAATGGAGAGCTACCAAAGAATCTAGTAATGTTGCAGGATTCCATATTTCAGAGCTCTACTCAGTTTGGTCAAGTTGGGCAAGTATGGCAAAAGCCTTCCTTGAAGCTAAGAAGCAGCCAGAGACGCTTAAAACGTGGGTAAACACTGCTCTAGGTCAAACATGGGAAGAGCAAGGAGATTCGGTAGAATACATGGGATTACTGGATCGCAGATTAAATTACGATATTGAGAATATTCCAGACGATGTGCTAATTCTTACTGCAGGAACTGATACTCAGAAAGATCGTTTAGAGGTAACTCTTTGCGGATGGGGTGAAGATTATCTCTGTTACGTTATAGATCACAGAATATTTTGGGGAGATCCTAACGCTCCACAAGTTTGGGCTGAATTAGATGATTTTATAAAACAACGCTTCAAAACCGAATCAGGAAAAGTTTTAAATGTTTCTTGTTGCACCATTGACTCAGGTGGACATCATACCAACGCTGTTTATGCTTTTACTAAGCCAAGACAAGGTAGAAGAGTTTTTGCAATCAAAGGAAGCAATCAAGCTGGTAAACCTATAGCTAATAGACCTACTTTCGTTGGTAAGAATAAGGCTGTTCTTTACACTATTGGAACTGATACAGCAAAAGAAGCTATTTTTTCCAGATTAGTTGCTGATTTTGAGAATTGTAATCTTTATTTCTCTCATACGGTGGATGAAGAGTATTTCAAACAGCTTACAGCAGAAAAAAGAGTCACTAAGTTTGTTAGAGGAAGAAAATCTTTAGTCTGGAAGCAAATACGGGAAAGGAATGAAAGTTTGGACTGCTTAGTTTACAATTTTGCAGCTATTTACATCCTAAACCCAAATTTCAAACTCATATCATCAAAAATAGGTGAAAAACCTACGTTAAATCAGGAAAATAGGCAAAAAAAGCCAAAATTTGTAAAAACTAAGGGAAATTTTGTAAATTCTTGGAGATAATTTGTTCAAAAAGTGTTAAGGTAAGCTAGTAAAAATCTATTTTTTAGAGGATTCAGCTATTGAGCAACATATTTGATAGAGCTAACTATCCTTCTCAAGAGCCAGAGATATTAGTTATAGGTGATTTCTGGGTTTGGAGAAGAGACGACTTAGCATCCAATTATCCAACAGATTCTTATTCATTAACTTATGAGTTTCACGGTAACTCTGGTGGTGGCGGAAGTCATCAATTCACTATAACTGCTACAGAAGCAGACGATACTTATTTTATAGAAGTGCCTTCAGCTACGACTGCTAGTTATCTTGCTCACGACTATTCATGGGATGCTTACATAACTAGAACTTCTGATTCAGAAAGAATTAGGGTTGATTACGGTCATGCAACTATAGTTTTAAATCTTGCTGATACTAATGCAGATACAAGATCTCATGCTAAGAAAGTTCTTGATGCTATTGAAGCGGTAATTGAGGGAAGAGCAACTATAGATCAAAGCTCAATGAGTATTGCTGGTAGATCATTATCAAGATTATCTATTGATGAACTCTTATTGTTTAGAGATAGATACAAAGCTGAATATTTAAAAGAATTAAAACTTGATAGGATTAGAAACAAAAAGGGAAGCGGTAACACAATAAAAGTTAAGTTTGGATCTAGTCAAAGTATAAACCCAACATCGTACACATAAAATGGCTTGGTATAACAGAATATTCAACACTTCAACTAAAAAACCAACGGTAAAACAACGATTTAAGAGAGGTTATCAAGCAGCAAGCACTGGAAGATTGTTTGCTGACTTTATGACTAGCTCAACTTCTGCTGATGCCGAAATCAAAGACAATTTAAGAGTTATTAGAGATAGGGCTAGAGATCTAGCAAGAAATGACTCCTATATTGGTAGGTATCTTAATCTTATGGTTAGCAATATCATTGGTAATCATGGTGTTAGAGTTTCATCTAAAGGAAGATATGAAGATTCTGGAAATTTAGATGTAGTAGGCAATCAGATTATTGAGCAAGCATGGAAGGATTGGGGTAAAAAGGGAAATTGTACTCAAAACGGAAGATTATCCTTTTTAGATTGCCAAAAGATAGCTATAGAGTCTCTTTTTAGAGATGGAGAAGTTTTAATTAGAACAGTACAAACTTCTAAATCTCCTTATGGATTTCAAATTCAATTTTTAGAAGCAGATCATTTAGACGAAGATCTAAACGACTACAACAAGCAAAACGGTAACAAAATTAAAATGGGTGTAGAGGTTGATCAATACGATAAGCCAGTTGCTTATCATTTATACAGAGATCATCCTTACAACAAAGACTATATGAACGATAAGGAAAGACTTAGAGTTCCAGCAGACGAAATATTACACATCTACATGCCACAAAGAGCAGAGCAAACTAGAGGTATCAGCCCTATTGCTAATGTTATGAGCGATGTAAAAATGCTCAATGGCTATCTTATGGCTGAGATTACTGCTGCTAGAGTGGCAGCATGTAAGATGGGATTCTTTACTTCTCCAGATGGTGACGGTTATGTTGGCGATAGTGAATACGAAGATTTCTACAATCCAGTGACTTCAGCAGAGCCAGCAACTTTTGAACAGTTGCCAGCAGGTATGACTTTTCAAGAATTCTCACCAACACATCCTACAACTGCTTTTGATCCATTTATTACCAGTGTTTTAAGAAGTATCGCTTCAGGATTGAATATTTCTTATCATGCTTTAAGCAACGATTTAACATCCGTGAATTATTCTTCTATTAGGCAAGGTGCTTTAGAAGATAGATCAATGTTTATGCTTTATCAGCAGTTTATTATTGATCACATGATTGATCCTATTTATCAAAAATGGTTAACTAACGCTATTGAGTTTGGAGCTATCAATTTACCTATTGGTGTAATAGATAGATTCTCCAGAGCAGTTAATTACATACCTAGATCTTTCAGTTGGATTGATCCTTTGAAAGAAATGCAAGCAAACGTTTTAGGATTACAGAATGGAACTATTACCTATTCCGATATCTCTGCTTCTTATGGTAGAGATACTGAGGAATTATTTGAACAACATCAAAAAGAGATAGAGTTAGCTAAACAATACGGAATAGAGCTTGCTTATCAGCCTTTTGGTCAAAAACTTCCAGTAGAAGCAAACATTCAAGGTGGTGACGATGGCGATACCAACTAAAGGAATGAAAGAAGAAGCTCAAAGGGGCTTGGACTGGAGAAAAGAGTTTGGGAGAGGTGGCACTAGAATTGGTGTTACCAGAGCAAATCAAATCGTGAATGGAGACAATTTATCAGACGATACAATTAAGAGAATGTATAGTTTCTTCTCTAGGCATGAGGTAGATAAACAGGGCGAAGGCTTTTCTCAAGGAGAGGATGGCTACCCTAGTAATGGCAGGATCGCATGGGCTCTATGGGGTGGAGATGCAGGTTTTGCATGGTCAAAAAGGTTGGTGCAACAAATGGAAGATGATAGAGCTTTAGAAATAGAGGATGAAAACATGGAAAAAGAAGATAGACATATCATTAATGTTACTGAAACGGATGAAAGCGTAGTAGTTGAATTCGCTAAAGAACATGAAGATGAAGAAGATCAAATAGAAGAATCTTCATACAATGATGAAGAAGAAGAAAGAAAGGTTGTTGAAATGCCTATGAAGTATCGTAGCATTGATCTTTCCAGAGCTTCTTATATTGATGAAGAGGAAAGAAGGGTTCGCATTGGTGTATCCAGTGAAGAGCCAGTTGAAAGGTCTTTTGGCTTAGAAGTTCTAAGTCACAAAGCTGAAGATATAAATTTTGAATTTATAAATTCAGGAAGAGCTCCTTTATTGTTGGATCACAATATGAATCAACAAATAGGAGTCATAGAAGAGTTTGCACTTGACGAGAAGCAATCAAGAACAGTTGCTATAGTCAGATTCGGAAAATCTGCTCTTGCCCGTGAAGTGTTTCAAGATGTAGTAGACGGAATTCG